CTCCGAGGTTGACGGACGCGGAGGTGAGTTTCATTGAGAGCAAGCCCTCCTCCGCTCGCAGGGCGGCTTGCGCGTCCGCTTTTTCATACGCTTTTTTATTCCTGCGCGATTCGCGTATAAAGAGCCCGCCGATCACCGCGACAACGATAGTCTCAATAGATGCTATGGCCGTTATTAATATCTGTTTGTCCATGCCTACCACCCCCAGATACTGTTACGGTTCTTGCTGCTGTCCGTGTCGATGTGAACGGATGTGTCCATAAGATAACAATAGCGTAAATGCGGTATCTTCCCTTCCGCGTGGCACTTTTTGATCTTATCCCCGAATTGCCTTGCGGACATTCCGTTAACGTGCATGTCAAGCGCCTCGCCGCTGATATGGGAGCTGTTTTTTGCCCCCGGAGGCTTGATATTGGCGTTATGTTCGGGGCAGCGACAGCCGGAAGTTATAATGATCGGCTTGCCGATATAGTCCCGTATAGCCTGAAAGGTCTCAATCGTTTCCTGAGACAGCATATCGAATCCGCACCCGCATTTGCAGGTGATTTCACGCCTTGTGAGCGATCCGTCCGGCGTGAGCTTGTCGCATTTTTCCTCGCTTGTTATCTCGTATTTCTGGTAAAGCTCGTCAATACGCTCGTTGAAAGTCGCCTCGCCGCAGCTCGCCACAACCTCGGCGGGCGCGTCAAGAACGCAGGCAACCTCGACGATCTGTGTTGCGGTCAGATCAACATTCTCAAAATTTTTCCCCGAAAGAGGATTAAATATCTCACAGGCCTTGTCGATGAGGTAGTTTATCAACCGGGGGGCGACGACGCTTTTTATCAGCGAAAGATACCACGGCAGCGGAAGCGCTGAAACTTTTTTCATCACCAAATCCGCGACTACTTTCTTTTTTTCGGCCCCGGTCTTTCCTTTAAGATTCTTCTCAGCCCAGAGAACCGTTTCCACCACTAACGTTTTTAACATCAAAAACTTTTCGCGCATTTTAATCCGCTCCTTTTTATTTTAAATAATCAGGGCGGCTATCCCTGACCGCCCACTCGAGCGCCTCCAACTCGTTTCTCAGCCTATCCTTTTCGGTCATCAGTTCTTCAAACCGTTCGCGGTCGTCCTTATCCGCCGTGCCCGCGACGATGGCCGCCAGCGGGCGCACAAGCCTGCGGTCTATTTCGTCAAGCTCGCGCAGGATTTCAAACCGCCGGCGTTCGTCAAGCTCCTCCTGAGTCGGCTTGGGCGGCTTGACCGTTACGACCTTTATCCCCAGCTCCGCAAGCTGCCCTTCCGTAGGTTCAACCGGAAATGAAACGTGCGGCAGTTTTTGCCGCACGTCCCACAAACTATTGTATTCAACATCCTCATACTTATATTTTTTCATAAAATAACACCTCCTGTTATTTCCACGCATATTCCCCCGAATAAACTCCGTATAAGGAGTTATTGGAATTTGTCAGTCTGTAATCTAAATCAAATTCTTGATTATTAACACAATTTGTAACAGTCCCGTCTGGAAAGCTCCTGCTGAAAGCTGAGTTTATAACATTTCCTATGCTTGCTCCTGAAAACGATGTTTCAAAGTCCATATGCGTAATAAACGCGCAATTTTCTGTTCGTATAAATTGAGGGGGAGCCGCGTTATTACAGTAATACATAGATAAATTACTCCCTCCGCTTGTGATTACAACTACATTTCTTAAAAAAAGATATGGACAATTCCTATAAATTGAATCTGCATAGTTTCCATCTTTACCAGAAGCCATCACATAGTTCATAACCATATTTCTGACTGTGACAGGATTGTTGACGGTCGAATAGGTTACATGCGCCGGTTTAAACACGGGCGAAAAAGTTTGTATAAATTGATTATCTCTTTGTGTATCAATATCGCTTCTGATGTTTAAAACTGTATTTTTACCTCTGCCAATTACAACAACTCCGCCGGAAAATAATCCAAATATATGTCTGCAAACAGCAGATTCCATGTAAAGGGTTTGATCTATTTCAAACTCTCCGCTGCCAAATCTTATAATATCATTAGCCTGATGCTGCTGCCAAACGGGTAAGAATCTATCATTTTGAAAAACAACATTTCCGCCCCTGATGATTTCTATTAAACCAGGCGGAGTGACATTTGATAACCTTCTACCAATCATCGCAATCACCTCAAATCTATCCGGTATCTTGTAGGGGTGTCGCTCCGCACAAACGTTGCCGAAGGAACAAAAGGGATACCTTTACCAAATAACCTTCTCCCAATCATATCCTTTACCTGCTCAACATCCCCAACCACTGAGTACCGTTGTTCACTGTAACGAGCGTCAGTATACTCACGCCCGAAGCCTCAAGCGCCGGCGCGGTTCCGTCCCAATTGACGCTTGCCGGCCAGGTTATGGTATGCGCTCCGCCGTTGGTGATTATCATAGTCAGCACCCGCGTTTGATTCGCCGGGGCATTGGCCGTCAGGGTAAACGTAATATTTCCCGTCGCCGTCAGCGTGACGATGTTCCCGAGGGCACAGTCAACAGCCCTTGCCCCGGTGACATTGCCAAGCGCCTGGACGCGTTCCGTCGGAGCCGTGAAATGTTCGTCAGGCCATTCGCCTTTATCTCCTTTATCTCCTTTATCTCCTTTATCACCTTTTTCTCCGTCCGCGCCCGGATCGCCCTTATCACCCTTATCTCCTTTTTCTCCATCCGCTCCCGGCAGCCCTGCCGGTCCCGGTATTCCCTCACCCTCACCCCCGCCCGCCGGAGGCGGGTTTGATCCGGCTCCGCCACCGTGTGAGCAGCATCCGCCTCTGTTGTTTGTCCATATCCATTTGCCGCCAAGCAGCGTATACATATCCCCGCTTGCCAAATCTTTTGCCTTGCTGCCGTCCTGCGTTTCCGGATATTTTATTAATATTTCATGCAGGTACGAAGCGTTGCGCACTTCAAAGAAAGTGACCTCTTTGCGTCCGCCGGGCGTATCGTTGTCATTGAACACTTCCCGCCCGACAATTGTTATATTGACCATTTGCAACCTCCTTTTTAAAGACAGTGGTTAGTGATTAGTGATTAGTGGTTAGAAAAAGCAAAGACCAATGCAGTCTTTTGTCTTTACTAACCACTAACCACTAACCACTAACCACTAACCACTATTTTTTTATTCCTTCGTCGGCGTCAGCCCTTGCAAGCCGATTATCGTCGGCAATACTTCGGGCTTCGTGTATCCGTCAAGCGCTTCCGGCTTCGGTATCGGAAGCAGCGGCTCCCCCGGCGTGTACCCGTTCGGCATTATCATTTCCCCCTATTCGTAATATTTTCTTAACGGCTCGGCTTCTTGCCGGATCCGTTCCATCGCCTTGTTGTCGCCAAACATAAAAGCTAAAAAATACTCTCTTGCCAGCGTATTCATCACGGAAACCCCAATTTGCTTCTGTTCCTTTTCCGCGCGTTCGCGTTCCCTGCGTTCGTCGCCGGTCTCATATGCGCGGACTATCTCCCCGTCCCGCACGACGTAAGCGCTCGTATCGCACTGAAATCCGACGGGCACTTCAATAAGTCCTGTCGGGTCATTCTTCAACGTGGTAATCTCCTGCGAGGCGTTCAGAATGCTGATTATCTTCCCCGTCTCCCTGTCGTACTCCGCGTATCTTTTCAACAGAGGCGCCTCCTATATTTCGAGCGTTAATATCTCTTCGCTCAAGGTCACGCCTGTTACCGGGACGATCTCATCGATCACCGTCACGTGGCAGGAGCCGGTAAAACCGCCGTCAAGCGTGGTCACGATGATTTCCGTCTCCCCCACGGCGACCGCGGACACAAGCCCGTTCTGGTCCACCGCGGCGACCGCGGGATCCTCGCTGTCCCACTCCACCTCTTTGTCCGTCGCGTTCGCCGGCGCAATTACCGCCGTCAGTTGTCTTATACTCGCCATTTCTAAAAACCCTCCTTTTTAAAATATAGTGGTTAGTGGTTAGTGGTTAGTGGTTAGAAAAAGCAAAGACCAAAGCAGTCTTTTGTCTTTTACTAATCACTAATCACTAACCACTAATCACTAATCACTAATCACTAATCACTAATCACTAATCACTAATCACTAATCACTAATCACTAACCACTAATCACTAATCACTAATCACTAATCACTAATCACTAATCACTAACCACTAATCACTAATCACTAATCACTAATCACTAATCACTGTCTTTTACTGTTTTGTTAAAGTAAGCACCAACGTTGAAGGCATCACCTCCACGCCGGCCACCGCCACCGCCGCCGGAGGCGGTTCCTGGGGTTCCTGTGGTTCCTGTGGAGGCGGTTCCGGTTCTGAAGGCGGCTTAAAACCCGGCTCCGCCGGGCAGCGACAGCAGCAGCAGCACCCTCCGTTATTCCCGTTCCAGGGCTTTAAACCGCCCCCGGAACCGGCCTCGCCGGAGCCGAACCACATCGCCATCATTGAATAGTCGTCAACATGCGTCTTCCCCGTGCATTCGAGGATGAGCCGGTATCTGAGCATTATATCCGCGCCCCTTGTCGGCGCGAAATAGAACCCGCCGAACGACGTTCGCGGGTCAAGCTCGTTCCCTTGGACGTTCGCAGCCAAAGTCTTGACCCTGACGCCGTTTTCCATCACGTACAGATTGAATATCCCGCGTTCGCGCCTCGCGCTTACGTTCAGGAAGAGCGTTATCCACTTCGGCCCCAGAAGCTCTATCTCAGCCAGTACATGGGTCCCGGCCTCATACTCCCGCTTGGAAACGCCTTCGGCGGTCGTGATATTGGGCGTGATATGGTCGAACGTGAATGCGTACGGCAGGCCGCCGAACCCGTCCCAATCGACTTTCGCCGCCGGTATCTCCGGCAGGCTCTCAATCGGAATCTCCGGCAGATTCTCTGCCGCCAATTCGCCGGTTATCTTGTCCGCGCCGACCGACTCTATCTGCTCGTCCGTGACCCGGCCTCCGATGGCCGAAAACTCAAGGCTGTCGATCTCTTCGCCCTTTTCGTTAAGTTTTTTGTCAAGCGTCCGGATCTTTGCGTCAAGCACCCGTCCCTGGTTGGCGGAGAGCGCGGAGCCTCCGTCATTGCTTTTAAGGTTATCGACGACGTTGATATTGTTTATTACGTTATTACCGTTATTTGTTCCAGACAGCGGATAATACGGCATTTAGACCATCCCCTTACTCTGCGCCACGTTGACATGCAACGTGCAGTTCCCGCCGCCCTCTACCCCTTCGATTATCAGCAGGGGGGCGCTCTCCCAGTCAACGTTCTCCCAGAACTTTGTCCTGACGGGCAGCGAAGCGTCAAGGACGACGGGCGTCCCGTTCCTGCCAAACTTCATGCGCACCTTCCCCGTCTGGACGATGACCTGAACGAAATACCTGTCGCATGGGCGTATCGCGAACTCGCGCGAGACGCCTTCGGGGTAGTCAAGCGTGTTATCGAAGATGATCGGCCCGTAAAGCGGCGGGAAATCCTCGTCGACAAGTTCAAGCCCCTTTTCGGCGTAACGCGGCAGCGCGAAATGAAGCGCCTTTTCCTCAAGGGGCGCGAACGTGACGATCATCCGCCTGACATCACCGCCGTCCTCGTATATTTTCAGGTTATTGAACGACACGGGCCGCCCGGTCATATTTCTATATGTCGGCATGATCGACCTCCAATAATTTCTCGCGCAGCTTTATCTTCTCTTCCAAATACGCGTTGAAATAGTTCACGTCGTCGGCTTCGGGCGGGGTGTCATTGAGCGTGGCCAGCAGTATTCCCTGCGTCGAACGCGCCATCAGCCCGTCAATCTCGTTCAGCCGGATAATTATTCTCCGTTTGAGCGCGGCGTTGGGCTCCTCCGGCGGCGGGTTATCGCTCCATCCTTCCGGCAGCGGGCCGAGGTTTTTTATCTCGGTTTCAGCGCCCCCGACGTAGCCCTTTCTGCCCCGGTGATCCTCGGTTATTACCCACTTTGTGCCATCCCACACAGATGTCTCCGATGAATCCGGGTTTAAACCCGCCTTTGGCGGGGGTTTTTCCCATGTCGCGCGGCCGGGCAGCAGGTATCTGCCGGGAGCTTTGGGGTCCTCAAAAGCCTCTTCCTCGCCGGTATATTCGCCGGTGCGAGGCGCGTAGTTATAACATTTCATGATATGACCTCCTTTAGTTATACGCCTTGATGTACCAGGGATACGCGATATTTCTTGGCCGGTTCTCTTCGGCGACGGGCACGACGCGCCCAACGTCGAAGCCCACCCTGTGGGAACCGGAATTATTGCCCGCGCCCGCGCCGCTCCAATTTATCCGATAAAACGGGCCGGTAGCTATGAAATTCCTTTCCTCGAACGTTCCTATCTGGCCGACGATATTCCTTATGGCGTCCTCCTGCCATGAGCCTACCGCTCTGCTTCCCAGCCCGCGTATAAAATCCTCTATCTTCGGCAGCCGGAAGGTCGTCACGCCGTCGCCGGTCGAAAACGCGCCGACGGAGCTCTGCGTATCCGCCCGCGTATTCCACGCGCTGTCGGCTATGATGTTCCCGCTGTTGAGCGCGAAGGCCCACAGCTCCGGGTAATCCTCCCTGTTCACCTCCGCGCCGTTGAGCGGCAGGTATCCTATAGGAACGGCCAGCGACGGCATTTGCAAGATAAAGCCGATGGACACGTTCAACATGATGGCCGTTTCGCTCGTCAGTTTCTCCTTCGTTATCGCCCCGTCTGCGATCTTGTCATTTGTCACCGCCCCGTCTGCAAGCTTGTCCGTCGTGATACTGAGGCTTTTGACCTTGTTCGCCACGTCCAGAAACCCTTCCGGGAAATATTCATTAAGAAAATTCTTAAAATCGTTTGCGTCCAGCTTTTTCACGTCCAGCCCGTGCAACAGCGCGTAGAGCCGTAAAAATTCCTGTATGTGCTTGAAAATAGCTACCGCCGTGGTATCCCCTTCCGGCGTGAAATCTATCTGAAACTGCGGATTATACGGCACAGGATTAACAGACATGATCGATCACCTTCCTTTCAAAATATAGTGATTAGTGATTAGTGATTAGTGATTAGTAAAAACAGTGGTTAGTGGTTAGTGAATAGTGGTTAGAAAAAAGCAAAGACCAAAGCAGTCTTTTGTCTTTTACTAATCACTAATCACTAATCACTAATCACTAATCACTAATCACTAATCACTAACCACTAACCACTGTCCTTTTTAAACTTCAACAATCTCGATCCCCGCGGACGACAGGCAAAACCCGCCGCCGCGAATGACTATCCTGAGATTCAAATTCCATCCGCGAACGAGGCAGCGCCGCCGCGCGGTCTCCATGACGCTCGGCCCCGGAACAAGCGGCTCGTCATCAAGCGCGGCTATGGTGAAGTCCGTCGCCGCGATATGCCTCCCGTCGTTCCGCCCGGCAAGCGGCAACCTCCACTTACCGTTGACCTCAAGGAAAGCCTCGCAGACCGGAGCGGCCTGGAACATCGCCATCGCGCCTTTAAGCAGCGTCTGCCATTTCCTGTAGACGATACCAAGCCCAAGCGCCGCCTCGATAACGTGCTTTTCACTGTCAACTTCATCGACTGAATACCAGTCATGCAGCCTGTACAGCCCGCGCCCGACGGTAAGAAAATCGTCGCACACCGCCCCGACCGGCGCGGGAAACTCAAACGTAGTCCACGGCGGCGAAGCCGCTGTTAAACCGCCTCCGGCGGCGTTACGTTCAAGGTGCATGACCCAAATCTTTTTTGATTCCGCGCTCGGCTGAACCCATATCTGCCGTTTATTCGGCACATAGATAAGGCGCGCGGCATCCTTCAATTCCTCCTTCATGCGAACGTTCACCCGACTGTCCGGCTGCGCCGTCCGTATCTCCCCGTACTGCGTGACGGTCGCAAGCGACGCCAGCCCATCAGGAGACAGGTAATAGACATCATTATCCAGCGTCAGTACCGAGCCGCCGGAGAACGTTCCGGTATTATGCGCCGCCTCAACCACCGCAACGTCGGGAAAATCCCCGACGACACGGTGAACGACGCCATGCCGAGGATCGCCCGGAGGCGATTTAAAAACTATCAGGTCTTTTGAGAGAACCGCGACGGCGGTAATATCCATGCCGTCCTTATATCCGACCTCAAGGAACTGCCCGGTCTGCGCGTCGTCCGGGTCGTTATCCCAGCGTTCGCAGTCCCCGATCCACGAGAACCGTATGGTATCCGGGCCGTCAACGACGCCGACGCGCCCCGACCGCACAAACACGTCCCGGCACTCATCGGGCGAGTTCTCTATGACCGTCAGAACCGGCAGGAAGCTTCTGACGTCAAGCTTATGCAATTTCGCCCCGGCGGCTAAAAGCAATACCCCCGGTTCGTCCCACATGACATATGACAACCGCCCGTCACCCAGCGAAGCTGGATCAGAAGCGGCTTCGCCGCCTGCATTTATCAGCAGATTCGACCGGAAATGAAGGAGCCGGTTATCCGAGAGCCGCGCTACATAAGAGTTCATACCGGGCACAGGCAGCATATCAATAACATCGTTATCAAAGTCAAGATACCGGATAAGCCCGCCGCGCACTCTAATTCCTCCTGTATCAGACGAATACTCTATATTTTTAGCCTCGTACAGTTCGCCGTTGGAGAGCGCTTCCGGCGGCACGGACAGGTTAAGCCCGTTGAACGAGCTGTAAGTTATCCTTTCCGTCCGCGTCCCAAGCTGCGTTGAATGTTTATCCCCGACCGTCGGCATTTTAAAAACAGTGGTTAGCAATTAGAAAAAAGTGGTTAGTGGTTAGTGAATAGTGATTAGTAAGAAGCAAAAACCAAAGCAGTCTTTACTAATCACTAACCACTAATCACTAATCACTGTCTTTTACTGATCACTAATCACTGTCCTTCACCTCCCATCCCGAGTAACATCAAATCCTGCGACACGGTGAACTCGTGCTTATTCAGCGCGTATATCGCGGCGAGCGCGGCGACCCTCCGGCACTCGTCGAGCCGGAACGGCAGCTTGTTTTTGCCGTTCATCCTTGAGATATGCTTGAGCCGGGCGAAATATTTCACCCGCAGCGTCGTCGCCTCCCCGTAAAAACGTATCCGCTCCCCGTCTGTCTCAACCGGTACAAGCCCCGCAAATCGGATAAAGTCAGAAGGAAGCCTTTGCCCGTCCGTGAAATCAAGCGTCTTTAAAAACCTTATATCCCCGGCGGCGGCGCGTTCCTCGCTAAGCGCGTCAACCGCCCTGTCGAGGTAGTTCAATAACTCGTCAGTACCCTCCGGCCATTCAAGGTTACCTTCACCAGCCGAAAATCCCGCCGCCTGCTCGTCGGAGATAAGCTGCCGCACGAGCGCCACAATCTGATGTTTAGTCATGCTCATGCTCTGTCACCCCAAACCTGCACGGGCCCGGTATTTTTAAACCCGTCAACCTCGCGGGCGACAAGGACATCACAGAGCCGTTTCGTTGCAGCCTCAGCCCCCGCCGGATCGCCATTGACGAACGCGGCGGCGACACCCTCAAGTCCAAGCCGGACGGAGTTCGGGATATTAAGCGTGTCGGAGGCGTCAGTCACGCGACGCGGCAGGCAGTAATACGACAGCTCGTAAACCCCCGGCTCGCCGACGAACTTATTCCCCTCGATCCGAGCGGCGTAGCCGCTTTCTGGGACAGCGGCGTAGCCGCTTTTAATTTTGTTTACGTTATGAAAATCAGACGGCAGCATCACCCAGGGTTCGTCGTTGTTAAGCTCGATAAAGACGGTTTTAAGCGAGACGCTGATATGCCGTTCGCCGAACGCGGCGTAAATAAAAGCCTGCGCCCGGTTGATCGCCTCGACGATCTCAAAATCCGACCGCACGACGCTTTGCATATCCCCGACCTGAAACCGTACGGCGGTAATAATCTCTCTAACCGGTATCATTTAAATCACCTTTCCATCACACACCTGCCAATATGGAAAGCGGATCAGCAGCCTTCTAAGCGCGGACCCGCTTCCGGTTCTGTCGTATTCCAGCCAGTCCTGATCTCCCGTAGCTTCAAGGAAAGCCATGTCCTCAATCGGGATGGACATTGAATGACGAAACATCCCGGAGCCCTTACCCGCCATCCCCTTGCCTTTAGCCATGCGCGAAAGGTGGTTGGCGGCCTCGTAAGGATCCGTAAGATACGTATTCGTAAGCTTAACCTCATCGAAATCCCCCTTGATCTCAAGCCTCTGCTCTTCCATCTTTGTCCCTGCTTTTTCTAACCACTAATCACTAATCACTGTTTTTTAAGGATTAGGAAACGCCGGCAGTATCCCGTCAAGGTCTCTGATGACGAAATGCGCCGCCTCGGCCCGCATCTCAAGCGTCCATTCGCCATAGACGTTTTTCCGGTGCATGTCGGCGATCTTGGGCGCAACGTCGTCGACGACGAACGGGCGGAAGAACGCCTTCTTGATGTATTCCATGCTTAAACCATAAATATGGTCATTCGGCATCCAGCGGTTGGGAACGATCCTTAAAACCCCGAAATCCGTTTCTATCACGTCGATAACGTGCTTTAACACGGACTCGTCGCCGCGCATGTGTTTGACGTTTCCGCCGGTGAACCGGGAGATGACCATCTTGTTACGCGGCGAGACGACAAGGATTTTAGGATCGCCGCCCGCGCTGTAAGTCGCCTCAAGCGCTATGGCTATCATGTCGTAGGTCAGCGGCCTCAAAACCCCGCCGTTATCGAAAACATTTGTCGCTATCCAAAACGGCAGCCCGCCCATCCTGCGCGGGATACCGGGGCTGCCCATCGCTCCGGCGACCTGCGTGTTTTGAAGGATAAGCGCCATCTCACAGTCGAACGCCAGCTCTTTAAGCGTCTTTTGCATCTGATACGCCATCTCGGAGCGGAACCCTATCGGATTGCTCGCCTCCTGAGATTTCGTCACATGGATACCCCGGCTCATGATTTGGGTATAATTCCCCAGCGGCGCGCGGTCTCCGACCTCCTCCGTGAAATACGGGAACCCTTCGACCTGGGCGTTGTCCCTCGGCCCTCCGAGCGAGTCCTCAAGCCATTCGTGATATGTGGCCGTCGCCTTGCTTTTGCTGAAATTGCTGTACAAATAGGTATCACTCGGCGAGATATTCGTTATTATGTCGCTCACGTCCCGCTTCATCGCCGCGGGATAATTGTTGCTTACTACATCGTAAGTATTACTTGGCATTTTTTTAAAACCTCCCTTTAAAATATAGTGGTTAGTGGTTAGTGAATAGTGATTAGAAAAAGCAAAGACCAAAGCAGTCTTTTGTCTTTTACTAATCACTAATCACTGATCACTAATCACTGTCCTTTACACTAATCCTGCATGTATAAACATCTCCGCCTGTTGTTCAGGCGTTGCGCTGCCGAACAGCTTCATGTCAATAGCCTTCCGCCCGGCGGGAAGCGAGCCCCCCGCCCCCTCCAATCTCGGCGGCGTAGGGGCGGCATTCTGCCGCCCGTTCTTTTCCGCGGCATCCTGCCGCCCGCCGGAGGCGGTATTAAAGGGGCTTCGCCCCCCGGCTACGCCGGCAAACCTCTGATACGCGCCCCTGACGGTCTCGATCAACTCCCGCACCTTGCCGGTACGCTTGACCTCGTTTATGATAGTGTCATACGTGATCCCCGTTTTTCCCATCTCCGCGCTCATCCAGGCGTCGAACTCCGCGAAGTCCGGCCTGCTGTGCAGCCCCCGGCAGAACGTCTCGTAGTCGCTTATATCCCTGTGGAACTGCTCCCGCAGCTGCGCGTTCCGCTGATTGGCCGCCGTCAGTTCGGCGATAGCCCCGTGAAGCTCCGCCTGATGCTCAGGGTCGTACATTTCAATGCTTTCCGGCGCGATCTTCAGCCGTTCGGCAGCCGTCTGCCGCGCGCGCCTCGCTATCTCCTTACCATCCAACGTCTGGATCGTATCCAGATAATGCCGCGGCGGCGGTGTAGGGGCGGCATTGGTGGAGAAACTAAGCGATTCGCTCAACTCGCTTTTGCTCGTTGGCTCTCTGCTTACCTGCCGCCCGCCCGCTCCCGGATTCCTGCGTAACTCTTCATTCTCCGCCTTAAGCCGCTGAAACTCCGCCTGAAACCTTCGGTGATAATCGTCAAGCGCCGGCAAATAAGCCTTGACCGCGTCCGGCAGCCGCGCCCTGTCAAGCGCCTCAAACGCCACCCCCGCAAGCTCATCGCTCGTATAAACAGCCATCGCCGCCGTAGGCGGTTTCTGATTCGCGGCGGCGGCATCCTGCCCCGGCGCAACCGGTTCCTGGGGCCCCGGCGTCGTAGGGGCGGCATCCTGCCGCCCGTTCTTTTCCGCGGCATCCTGCCCCCCGCCTTCGGCGGCCAGTTCCTTTTCTTCCGACCGTTCAGCTAAATCCATACCCTCAAAGAAACCCTCCGAAAGCTGGATCTCCCCGTTACTATCAAGCGATACATCCGCCGCCGAAGCCGGATCCTGGGACGCCGGCGAAGCCGGGTTTATGTTTTCTTCCCGCGTTTGTTTTTCCGCGGCGTTCGTCTCATCAACCATGTTTTACCTCCCCCGCCGAAGCCGGATTAAAACAGGCTTCGCCTGCGCCCTCGGCGGCTAATCCATCAATCAGCTTCTTGAGCGCCTCTTTTACAAACTCCCTGTGGATCGCCATGTTCTGCTTCTTATTCACCGGAAACTGGTCGTAGTCGAACAACGCCGGAACCTGCTCGTTCAGGTATTGCTTAACACCCGCAAGCGGCGCGGCCAGCGCAACCTTTAAGCCGTCCCTTTCCGCCTTCAGGCTTTCCAGTTCAGCTTTCGCCTTCTCCAGCTCCGCCTTCAAGTTCTCAAACTTCTTTTCCTCATTGTTATTACTCATTTTTTAACTCTCCTCTCTAAGTTTTTCCGCCGACTCTTCTCCGACTGCCTTTTCATTTGTCAGTCTGTCTTTCAGCCAGACCAATACCTGAAGGATCGTGACCGCTTTTTCAATTTCAGTTGTTTTCGGCGACGCTAAAGCCGCGTGTATTTTTTCGATCTCCTCATCTATCACCTCGCCGACGTACTCAAGAGCCAGCGCCGCCCGCTGCCCTCTGTCCGCCTGCTTCATGTGGGTTTCCCGCTGTTCTCCGTTCATTTACTTCACCTCCCCCTGAAAGGCCGCCCGCCGAAGGCGGCTTTGACCCAGCTTCGCTGGCGGCGGCCTGAGCCAACATCATCATTAATTGCTGCTGCATTATCTGAGGATCCTGGACATACTCCTGCGGATCGCGTATCCCTGATTCCAAAAGCAGCTTTTGCGCCGCCTTGGCCCAATGAGCCGGAGTGACCGCCCCAAGCTGTATCCCCGCCGGCGCGATGGCCGAGAGATAAAATTGCAGGTTCTGGATAGTCTGTTTCTTCTTCCCGACGCCCGCCTCGGTGTTGACGTCAATATCAAATTCGCCCTGCAAATCGTCCGGCGTGACCTCAAGGAATGTGTTATTGAGCCTCACGACCTGCGCCGTGTCTATGTACATCTGGTTCAACTGAACAAGGAAGCGCATCATCTCCCCGACGCCGGTCTCCGCGAACACCCGGACGATATAATCCATCCGCTGCTCGCTCTGCTCCGTGAGTATGGAAATCCCCGTCGCGGTATGGTTGAGGCTCTTGGCGTCAAGCCCCTGGTTGTATCTGGTCTGCCCCGTCCACTTCTCCCCCGCGCCCTCGATGAACTCAAGGAACGGCATCGTCCATGGCGCTATCCCGGACTGCGGGAACGGGATGATCGGCGTCGTCCCGTCCGCCATACCGGGTGTCAGACGGATAAACTGTTTCCCGTCAAGGAAGTCGGAGATGACAACGCGGCTCTCGTCCACGAAAAACTTCTGGTTATTCGTATTCGCGGTATTGATGACCAGTTGCCGTATGATCGCGATTTTTAAACCCTGTAGCTCCCCGACTATCTCAGCGAAGGACAGATCCGCGACCACCTTGTAAGGGTCACGGATAGGCGAGATCGTAAATATCGGCGTCCGCTCCCACGGGTTCTCCTCAAGCCTTAAAATCTCGTCCCCGACGACCGTAACGATCGCGTCCTCAAGTATCCCGTCGCCGTCGAGGTCAACCTTGACGTAACACTCGTACAGCTCGTACAGTTGCCTTGCCGCGTCCTCGTCCGCCATGCCGCTGCGGAGCGAAAGGAATTCAGGATTAAGCTCGCCCTCAAGCGACGTGACCTTCACCCCGTCCGCCTGTCCCTTTTCAATGGCGACCTCCGCCGCGTCATCGTCGTATATCCCGCCGCGGCTGACGGTGTTTTTTCGCAGATAATCCGCCGACACAAGTTTCCTGTGCGCCACGAAATTAGCCTCGTCAAGGCTCCGCGCCTCCGGCGACCATCTGAGTTCCGTGACCCTCACGGGGTCGATTCGCGGCCTGTTGGTCTTCACCCTTGGCACGACATACCGAACATACTTAAGCCCGCCGGTAAACATATCCGGTTCGCCCTGTTCAATAATTTGCGCCCCGGATTGCAGCAGCCCTATAATTTTTATCTGGTCGACCTGTTCCATGAACCCCTCGACCATTTCCTCGTCCCGCTCCCACGTGACCTTGATAGCGCCAAGGTTGTAAACGAAGGCGTCGCTGAACCAGTCCCAGAGCTTGATGAACCCGTGGTTCTGTACCATCACCTGAAAATCGATAAGGTTCTTGAACACCTCCGCCCGCTGACAGTCCTCGGATGACCGCCCGACGATGGCGATAGCGTCCCCGCCGTTGAAGAAGCTGTTCATCACCGACGGTATGGCCCACTGCACAAGCGACCACAGGTCGTAGCTTACAAAATCGCTCTGTTTTGACAGCGTAGAGAACCGGCGTTCGTAATGTTTTTTATCCGCCTCGTAGAGCTGCCGCCGGATACTGAAAACGGGCTCGACCTTATTTTGAAAGAAGTCGTCCGCCCGCTGTATATCCGATAACACAGATTTTTTTAATTTCTCCAAGCGCTCGTGTTCCGCCTGACTTAAAACCGCCTCCGGCGGCTGCTGCTCGTACATTTCACTATTCATCATTTTTTCCCTGCAATCTTTTGTCTTTTCTAACCACTCCGCTCCCGGACATCCTGTCCTCCGCGGAGCCTGCGCATCCTGCGCAATGCTAATCACTAATCACTAATCACTAATCACTATATCTTCCCCGCAATCGGAACCTCGTTCCAGCGCGACGAGTTATACCGCTGCGCGGCGGGGATGACCGGCGCGGCGAACGTCAAAGCCAGCGCGTCCCCCATATCCGGCGATCTCAGCCCCCGCGCCTTTAATTTATCCTTGGACTCCAGCACCATCCGCCCCCGCGCGTCAAAGCTGTAGGTCGGAGAGGCAAGGTCTGTCTTTAGGTCGGGATCATTGGGTATGCTCCCGCCGGCCTCGATCCATTCACGCATCTTGTCCCAGATCTCGTCCCGTTTCATCGAGTACCGGTTCGCGTCAAGCGCCCTGCCGCCAAAATTGACCTCCATCACTTTGAAGCCCAGTTGTCTTAAGCGGTCAATGACCCCCTCGCCGCGTCCGGCGTCGATAAACACCGCGTCGGGTTTAAATCTATTTATCTCCTCCGCGACTACGCCCGCGAAGTCCATCGCGCTCATATGATTGATGACCCGTATCGGCTCGCAGCGCAAACCCTGGCGCTTGCACACCGCACCCCGGTCGTCCCCGTAGCGGGCAACGTCCACGCCGATGATCTTAGGCGCTCCGGCAACGTCCTTGTCCATATAAACCTTAGCCGCCGCCCTGCTCACCATGTCGATGGTGATAAGCACGTTGTCAACCGACGCCGAGAAGTCGCACAAAAACTCCTGCCGGTACTGGTTATCGCTCATGACGTCCCTGGCCGAAGCCAACTCATCGTTAGAAATAACCCCGGTCTCGTCGGCGCGGTACATTTTGGAGTACCAACCCTCCGTTGTATGCCCCGCCTCGTAGAGATCATAGAACAGGTCCATCCCCCGCGGAGTGCCGATGAAACACGCCCAGCCCATGCGGTCGGACAGCGCCGGGCGAACGATCTCCCCCCACACCTCCGGGCGCATGTCGGCGACCTCGTCAAGCACGATCCCATCGAAGTACAGCCCGCGCATGGCGTCGGCGTTATCCGCGCCGAATAGCCGTATCCGGCTGCCGTTGGGGAATCCGATAAATAATTCTCCCTCGTTGACGTCCCGGCCCGGAACAGGCGCGGAGAAGTGTTTTAAATAATCCCACGCGATACTTTTAGCCTGGTTGCGGTACGGCGCGACGTAGCCATACCGCCCCGAACCCGAAGTGTTGATGATGGCCTGTTTTATCAGGTGGTTTATCATACAGACCGTCTTTCCGAGTCGCCTGTGCGCGACAATAACAGAAAACCTGTTCGTCTCTATAGCCTCATGGATCTCAAGCTGATGTGCCCTCGGCTCATATGGAATTGTAATTACTCTCGCGTTTTTATTATCCATTGAAAACTGACCGCCCCTCCGTCTTTGCCCGTAATCTCCACTTTGCTCATACTGTCCGGCTTGCCATATGCATAAGCGGCAATAAGGCTGATGGAGTCTATCTTTTCATTATTTTTCCCATTCCGGGCAATGTCCATCAGTATATCCAGCCCTTCATCATCTATAAACCTTTGGCACCGCTGAGTCAATTCCTTGCGCTTCTTTGGCCGTCCGTCAGGGTTGCCCGACTGCCCTTTTTCAAACGGTTTACCCGTTCCACGCTTCCTTTTTTTCGCTGTTTTTTCGCTGTTAGCAGACAACCCGACCACCCCCCTCCACCAGTACCCTAAACAGACGACTTGCCCGTACTAAGGCATAATTACCGCCAAAGCATAGGAGCAAGCCATATTTCATTAAAACAGCGGCCCCCGTGTACCCGGGAAAGCCGCCGCCGTTTTTTGCATACTATCAAAATATCACATTTTGAGCGTGTCAGGGGAGGTCTATTTTTGCGCCAAAAAATGAGGGATAAATACTTGCCCCAGCTTGTATAATGCTCTGTTTCTAATTTTGCGGCAATAACGTTCTTCGAGATTTACTTCCTCAGCTACTTCCAAATTCGTCAATCCCTCCCAATAAAACAGCGAGATAATCTTCCGCTCCTGACCACTCAGCCGCCTCATGCCGCCGCGCACGATTTCAAGGTAATGCTCCAGCCATTTATATTCTTTGTTGCTCTCTTTGGCCTCTGCTATCCTCTCCGGCTCCGAGGAGGATATGATCAAGCCCGACCCGCCGATTTGGGAAATAGAGGGAGGTCTGCAAAGGTCGGATATTGTTTTATCCAGCCTTTGGTATTCTTTTTCTTTGTCCGGGTATTTTCTCAATACCTCTTCAATCAACTCGCGTTGAGTACGCGACAGAAAGAATTTCAATTTGCAGCCTCCCATTTCCAGACCTCAATGACTGTTTTTTCCTCGCCATCGGTGTGGATTTTTTCGACGGCGCTTCTGATCACCTGCCGGTCATCCTTGATCACTCCCGCCATTTGTATGGTATCCTGCGCGGTTTTTAGGCGGTTGTCCGCGTCGAAGGTTTTTATTTTCGGGCTGTAAACCAACACTTCGACGCAGACATCGCCTGTATATGGTTCTTTTTTTCTCCAGTCGCGCCGGATTATCAATGCCGCGGCTTGCTGCCATAGCCGCGCTTCCCGTGTTTTGTACGTGACGTCTTTCCAGCGCTTAAGATAGCTGTTCGCGCTCGGCGACAGTTGAGGTATTTCACTTTTCAGCAGCATAGTCATGTTGGCGGGGTCAAGGAGTTTCATTTGGATAATTCCTTTAGAGATTTCATCAGCCGTTCACGCTCTTCATTAAAATTTTTCTCAAGTTCACTTATTTGATTGATTAAATCGTTCTGCTCCGAAGATCTTCTCCCAAGCAAATAATCTGCGGATACTTCAAAATAGTCCGCTATTTTGCATAATGTATTGAAGTCTGGGGAACTGTTGCCCAGACAATATTGACTTACAGTTTGCCTTTTGATTCCCAAGTAATCAGCTAAAGTTTTTTGTGTGATATTTCTTTCCTTTAACTCTGCCCTTATGGCCGTTGGAAAAGGGGCATTTTTCGTTTCAGGAGTTCGGTTTTCTTTACGTGGCATAATAAGCCCCCCTCACGCCGCGCTTGTGCGCATACTCGGCCCCTTGAACGCGACCACTTTCCCGCTGTCCGCTATCCTGTCAACGACGCGCCTGCCATATAAACGCTCGCAGGTGTATTTGCTGCTGTCATCGCTGCTGAGCTCTAAATTGCTTGTTATTATCGTCGGCACATCGTTGTCATAACGCTTGGATATTATTTCCCCGATGGTTGCTTTATTCGCGGGGCTTTGCGCCTCAGTCCCCAGATCATCCAAAACAAGCAAAGGCGTTTTTCTCAGCCATTCCATGTTAGTTTTATCCACGGCGTCATACGCGCTGACCCACGCTGTCCCGCTTGCTATGCCTTTCCAACGATGCTCGTCGTCCCAGTAATTCATAAGCCGCTTTATCTTGCGGTTGTAGATTAGCCAGGCAGCGCAGAAGCTTTTACCTGCCCCGCTTTTGCCGTGGAGATATAACACCCCCTGAAAATTCCAACTCTCAGCCCAAGCTAATTCAAGCTTTGATATTGGATCCATGATGTCTTTTTGAATTTTGCCGGGGATGACGCCGCGTAATGAATTGAATGCATAAAGCCTTGCTTTTGCTAAAGCTTTTCTACCAAACGCGCATTCAGGATTTCTCAAAGGGCAGCCTACCATGGCCGGAGGTTTACCCTCTTCGCACATATCTATGCGCCCAATCTCATCGCAGTTGTCAAGACACTCTTTGACGGTATCTTCGGCGAATTTAGTCATATCAGCCATATGCTGAAACCAGTCTATCCAACTGCCTGATTCATCAACCAGGCTTTTTAAATCCTTCGGGCAGGTATTCTGCATAGTCTTCATCCCCTTCCATCGCCCTTCTGGTTCGTTCAAATTTTTTTAAATCAAGCTGCCCGTCAGCGTCTGTGCAATACGCCGTTAAGTCAAAATCCGGCGGCGCATGAGACATGTTGGCGTTCGGCAAAAATTCGCGCCAGTGATTGCCTTTGCCGAGCCATGTTCGGGCGTCCTGCGGATATTGCGTTGTGTGTTCGCAAAAAGCCGCATATGCTTTTACAGCCGCTATTAGCTGCTGTTCCGTCGGCGGGTCAGCGCCGTTTTTCGCGTGTTTGCCCTGAAGCTGTTTTTCCCATTGCTCAAAAGCCTCGTCTTTTGACCCTTTTTTGCCGTTACGCCTTGGGTAACGTTGCCAGAAATTTTCAAATTCCTGGGTGTAGCCCTTGTTTTTCGAGGATTTCTGGGAATCTGGTGAGTCAGTCGCCGCCGCTTTTGGCGGCAAATCTTTTTTATTTTTTTCTTTTTCTTTACCGGTATCGGTACGGTACGGTACGGAGGCTCGTTTTGCTCGTTTATTTTCGTTTTGCTCGTTTTGCTCGTTTTGCTCGTTATTTCCATGTTCCGCTTGTTTTGAGGCATTTTTATTGCCTTGCTTGTTTCCGCTCATAGCGCCGGCCTTTGCTCGTTTTTCTGACAAGCGTTTATTTCTTTCGTGAATAACCGTATAAACTATTTTTGCCTCCGAAGACAGTTCAGGTTTATCGTCTGACAGCAAAGCAAGAAATACTTGTTTTGCGTCTTCCGGCGTCAACATATTGATTATTAACTTGTCATCAGGAAGAATAATCATACCTTCATTCCCCATCGCTTCATTGTCTCTATTTGATTCCGCTCAGCAATCATTTCCTTTAACATTTCAAGCGTCACGGGCAGTTCCGGAACTTCGCTTCCGTCAATTTCCGCGGCGAGAGAACGAAAAAATTTACCGATTTCTTCATCGCTATGTTTTCGTATTTGCTTAAAAAAATCACTATGCACACTGACAGATCTCATTGTTCGTTCCCCTTATCTATATCCATAATCGCCTTAAAAATCGGGTATACCTGCGCGGGCACTACGGCGTTGCCGAGCGCTCTAAGTCGGTGTATCCTGTTGGGAATCCCATTATCTGCTCGACAAATTCGGGGTGCGGGTAAGTTATCCCTT